CGGCATGGCAGCCAAGGGCAAGACCAAAGGCACGATGGTCAAGATGTCCGGCAGCAAACCGCTGGGCATGAAAATGGGTGGTCGCACCTGCTGATAGGAGGCTATCATGTCACGTAAATCCACGAAAAACTATTCCAAGCTGCTTGGCGGCTTGGGCGCAATGTATGCACTTTCAAAACTGCCGGTTGGTGAGGGGGTTAGGCCAGAGGATGTAAACCAAGCAGATGCGCTTGCCGACCCAACAACGATCAGAATGATGCAAGACGCAGAACGCAAAAGAAAAGAAGACGCAGCCCTTGCGCGGATGCGGGGAGAGTCCTCGGTAAGTAGCAACAAAAAGGGCGGCGCGGTCAAGGGTTGGGGCAAAGCTCGCGGCGCTCGTGCCGCCAAGGTGTACTGACATGAGACCGAGTCGTGGCATGGGCGCCATCATGCCCTCCAAAATGCCCGGTGGGGTCAAGAAACCCCGCCGTGACGACACGGACTTCACGCAGTACGCCGAGGGCGGCAAGGTCAACGCGGCGGGCAACTACACCAAGCCGGGTATGCGCAAGCGCATTGTGAGCCAAGTCAAGGCGGCAGCAACGCACGGCACCGGAGCAGGCCAGTGGTCGGCCCGTAAAGCCCAGCTTGTGGCCAAGAAGTACAAAGCCGCTGGCGGCGGGTATCGAGACTGAGGAGTATTGAAAATGCCAAAAGGATTGCGCAAGCCAATGGACGAGATGCTGCTCGGTACAGAGGGCGGCAAAGGCGGTGTCGGTGGCGGTGGTGGCTCCGGGTTTAATTTTGGGCCAAGAGTCACAGGCAAAAGAAGCGCCAAGGACTACAGAGAAAAGCTTGATTACGAGCCAGAAATTTCTGGAAAAATTAATTTTCCTTCTTCAAGATCAAGGTACGAGGTTCCTGAAGATAGAACACCACGCACAAGTGACGACTACAAAAAAGGCGGCAAGACAGCGTCCAGCCGTGCCGATGGCTGCTGCCAACGCGGCAAAACACGCGGCAAAATGGTATGAAAGACCCGCAGCAATCGCTCAAGGACTGGGGGGCGCAAAAGTGGCGTACCAAGTCTGGTAAACCGTCTTCCAAGACGGGGGAGCGATACCTGCCTGAGAATGCGATCAAAGCGCTGTCACCCGCTGAGTATGCCGCGACGACCCGTGCCAAACGGGCAGGTAAGAAGGCCGGGAAACAGTTCGTAAAACAGCCCCCCAAGGTGGCGGCCAAGACGGCGAGGTACAGATAATGGCAGGCGGATTAGGCACCCAGAACCAAGGACAAACCCCCGCGACAGGCGGGACAACGCAGCCACCGACCACAAACGGGTACGGCGGGACTACAACCCCCACCTTGATGAACCCCAGCTTGTACAACCCCATGACAAGCCCAATCAACACTTCTGGGTTTGGTGGGGCAGGCCAGATGCCGAGCTTTGCCAACAACCCGTTTGGCCCGCCGCAGCAAAATACGGGTGGTGGGTTTGGTGGGTTTGGTGGGCAACAGCCAAACGCCGGAAGTCAGTTTAATGCCGCGCAAAACCCCGGCGCTGCTGCAAACCAATTCAAAGTGCCAGATTGGGTGCAAGAGCCCGAGCCGGGGATGGTGACTGGTCAGGCATTTACCGAAATTACAAACCCCGCCACAGGGGAAAAGTTTATGGCCCCGAATACGGGGTACTCTGTTCGTGAGCAACAGCAGCCCGCGCCTGTTGGTAGCGGGTTCGGTCACCCGCAGCCAATCAGCGACATGCAGGATCGGCGCGAGCAGTTTATACAGCGACAGCAGCCCTTTGGCGGTCAGTTTGGCCAGCAAGTCCCGCAGTCTGCCTTGCAGAGTCCTGAGTTTCAGGGGTATCAGACGCAGATGCGGGGACTTCAGCAGCAGATGGACGAGTACGTGCGCAAAGCGCCTATGTATCAGCAGCTGGAGGACTTGAACAACAAGATGCAGGCGTACCAGCAGCGGCATATTGGCCAGTTCCAGCAGCCTCAAGCTTCTATGATGGGACTGTACGTTCAACCGCAACAGCAGCAAGCGATGCAGCAGGCGATGCAGCGTCAAATGATGGAGCGGCAATCACCGTTTCGCCAGAACCCGTACCAGCGGCAGCTCGGAGGCGGGATTCAGGGATTGATGGGCATATTGGGTGGCAGGGGCGGCAGGGGTGGTATGCGGCCGCCCCCATACATGCCCACAATGGGCATGCCGCGAGATCAATACGCCATGACAATGGACATGCCGCAGTACCAAGGCCGTTCGTTCGACCTACCCACAAACTTCATGAAAAACGGCGGTAAGGTTTAACTATGGCAACCACATCCGGCGCAGCAGGTTTCAACCTCGATTTGACTGAGATCGTCGAGGAGGCGTTTGAGCGCGTGGGCTCGGAGATGCGTACGGGCTACGATCTCAAGACAGCCCGCCGTTCCATGAACCTACTGTTTGCCGATTGGGCCAACCGTGGCGTCAACATGTGGACGTTTGAGCAGGGCACCATCCCGCTTGTCCAGGGCATCAACACCTACGCGCTGCCAAACGACACCGTGGACCTGCTCGATCATGTGATCCGCACGCAGCCCAACCAGCAGTCCAATCAGGCCGACCTGACCATCACGCGGATCAGCGTGTCCACCTATGCGACGATCCCAAACAAGCTGACGCAGGCGCGGCCGATCCAGCTCTGGGTGCAGCGGCTGGACGGTCAAGTCTCTCCCACGGGGTTCACGTTCCAGAGCGCGGACACGGGGGCCCAGACCCTGACGCTGTCTTCCACGGCCAACTTGCCGACGCTGGGGTACCTCAACATCGGTGCTGAGACGATCTACTACGGCTGGATCAACAACAGCACGCAGCTTGGCGGCGTCTTCCGGGCCCAGAACGGCACGAGCCAGAGTGCGCACCCTGTCGGCACGCCCGTGTACGTCAACAACACACCGCGCATCACGGTCTGGCCAACGCCAGACCAAGGCACTGTAGGCGACCCTACATACCAGTTTGTTTACTGGCGCATGCGGCGCGTGCAGGACGCCGGGGGCGGTGTCAATGTGATGGATGTGCCATTCAGGTTCATCCCCTGCATGGTTGCAGGGCTGTCGTACTACATGGCGCTCAAGGTTCCTGGCGGTTTGGAGCGTGTGGATTTGCTCAAGCAGCAGTACGATGAGGCTTGGTCGTTGGCGTCGCAGGAAGACCACGAGAAAGCGTCTGTTAGAATGGTTCCTAGACGACAATATATTGCGGGAGCCTTTTAACCATGGACGTTGTAAGCCGTAAAGACGCACAAGCAAAAGGGTTAAAGAAGTACTTTACGGGCAGCCCGTGCCGTAGAGGGCATGTTGCAGAACGCTATGTGACAGGGACTTGTTGTGCGTGTACTTCTGAGCGTAAAAAAGAACTTTATCAGCAAAACAAAGAGGCCGTTCTTGCCTATATGAAAGTGCAGGGGGCGGCATATCGCGCAGCCAACCCGGATAAGCGCGCAGAAAACGCAAAACGTTGGAAACAGAACAACGCGGTACGGGTGCTAGAGCTTGAGCGTAAGCGTCGAGCGGCCAATCCCGAACAGAGCCGAGCGCGGTCAAGAGCCCATTACTACAAGCACCGCAACAGGGAATTGTTGCGACAAAAAGTTTGGCGTATGGCCAACAAAGGCATAGTTAATGCGTTTACTGCGCAGCGAAAGACCGATTTGTTGCAACGCACGCCGAGATGGCTTACGGAAGACGATCTGTGGCTTGTTCGACAGGCGTACGAACTTGCAGCTTTGCGCACCAAATTTTTTGGGTTTGCGTGGCATGTTGATCACAAGCTGCCTTTAAGAGGGTTCAGCGTTTCGGGTTTGCATGTGCCCACCAATCTGCAAGTTATCCCCGGCGTAGAGAATCTGCGCAAGGGCAACCGCATCGCTGGGGCGTTCTGATGCCCAATCGTTTTTCGTCCGGTAAGTATGCGATTGCGCAGTGTGACCGCTGCAACTTTCGCTTCAAGCTCAAGGAGCTCAAGACCTACACGCTCAAGACGAAGAACGTGAACATGTTGGTGTGCCCGGCTTGCTGGGATCCCGACCATCCACAGCTCCAGTTGGGTATGTACCCGGTGGAAGACCCGCAGGCGGTGCGCAACCCGAGGCCAGATATCACGTACAGGCTGGGCGGCAACAGTGGTCTGCAGATTTCAAACGTCAGCGGTACGGACCCGGACGAGGACGGCACGGCCACTGGCGGTAGTCGGATTTTTCAGTGGGGGTGGAACCCAGTGGGCGGATCAAGCTTTTTTGATGCGGCGCTGACACCAAACAACTTGGTTCTTACCGTGAATCTTGGTACAGTCACAGTTGCAACGACATAAGGAGTCGATCATGAACAAGATGGATTTGATGCAGGACAAGAAAACTGCGGCAAAAGCGGTGCACAAGCACGAGAAAGCCAAACACCCTGGTCAGCCGCTGACTAAAATGCGTGCTGGCGGCAAGACCAACAGCGACATGCTCAAGATGGGCCGCAACATGGCCAAGATCGCCAACCAGAAGTCCCCTGGCCGCAAAGGAGCCTAAGATGGCTACGTACAAACAACCTACAAAAGTAGCATCGGTTGTGGTGGGCGAGGAGCCCGCTAAAACAACCATGCGCAAGGCCAATGTGGCTGTGGCCAACACCCGCAGTCAAGACTACCCGCCGATGAAAACCAGCGGCATCAAGATTCGTGGTACGGGCTGCGCCACCAAGGGCGTGATGGCTAGGGGTCCGATGGCATGAACTACGCCGCGTTGTCTGCTGCGATCCAGGATTACACCCAGAACTACGAAACGGAGTTCGTGGCGAATATCCCTGTCTTCGTCAAACAGGCGGAGCAGCGCATCTACAACACGGTTCAGTTCCCGTCCCTGCGCAAGAACGTCACAAGCCCGCCGTCTTGGTGATGGATTGGAGCGCAGCGATGCGTACCGCAGTGGGCAGACGCGCATCTCCCCGCTGCCGCAGAATAACGGGGTTCAGTGATGGCCTTTACCGGCAACTACTCTTGCAACACGCTGCGGTCAGGGCTGGTCAACGGCACGATCAACTTTGCCACCGACACGTTCTATCTGGCGCTGTACACAAACGCAGCCACGCTGGATGAGACCACCACCGCCTACACCACGGCAGGTGAGGCAACTGGCGGGAACTACGTTGCAGGCGGGCAGATCGTCACTGCCACCATTGCCAGTGAGGCAACATCCAACGGCAGCACCACGTACGTCAATTTC